TGAGACGTTCCAATGCTTCCTCTTTTGTTCGTTTAGGCATCTAAAAACCTCCTCAGAGGTCTTGAGCCTGTGTGAGCATTTGAGTTAAATCCTTGGAAGTAATCTTCTTTGGTTCTGCGATAATCATGATGTCAAGTTCAGCAGTAGTACCTTGAAGTCGAGTTACGCCATTAGCAGCTACTCCGATAAGGAGATCAGTGACAATGTCATATCCTTCTGGGTGAAGGTCTGGAGTTCCATACCAATTCCATTCTGTTACTGTTCCGCCACTAAGACCAGGTGCTGCACCATCTTGAAGTTGAGTGCATTGACGGTTAAGCAAACAGATGACGTTAGGAGAGCCGATACCAACATCAGCTACATTTTCATAAGCTGTTGTTGTTGCAAATATTTTGAGGTTAGCGGATTCTGCGCCAGGTGCTGTAAAATCAATCATCCACTGTGGCCAATCGCCAAGGACTTGATCAGGAGCTCGTGGTTGAAATCTGATTTCTTTGATAGCAAGTCCTTCGTTTTTCACAATTGAAACGTAGTCAGACATATCAACACGGCCATACACAAGCGCGGTATCGCCTGTGACTGCGTCAATATCAAATTGTAGTCGGTCTCTTAAAATTACATCTCTGCTTCCTTTTGCCATAATAAATCACTTTTTTTTGGGGTGGAGACAGCAGATAGTTATCAGACGTATGACGATCCAGAACGTTTCTACCTACTGCCTCCAGCACTTACTAAGTGAAAGAGGCTTATTAACGTGCCTTTCAGAACTTGCAGTCCTATCTTGGCGAGCGCAGCGAGCAAATCTTCGCACCACCACCTCCCGACCTCCAACCCTATGGTATAGCCCCCGCTATATTATTCTGCTTGCAGATTTTTTTTGGGCTAGATATAAATAACATTATTATTTAGGGTTGAACATGGCGAACCAATACTCCATAACCGTAAGCAACGGGGCTGATGCTGTCCTTCAGAAGTGCAAGCAAGGAGGTGCAAAGATAAGTCAAGTAATCTCATCTTGCATCGAGATGCTTGGTTATGACGCAGTCATGACCATGGCAATGAAACAACGGATTCTTTCTGATTACATGAACAAGGAGGATGAGTGAATGGTAGTTATTCCAAAGACAGTTGAGTTTCAACCAGGTAACGGTACCAGGTACGAGGTCACAATGGTTGACGATCCACACGGCGGAGTTCTCGTCGTATGGCCAACACAAGCAACGTATCGTTGGTATCCTGGATACGGTGAGCTCAAGCATCTTCATGGTAATTTAAACATCTATGACATGCAAGCAATTCAAGAATTCCTAAACAAGAGCTTCGAGAGTGGGTTCTGATGTTTGGAATGCAAGTTGCTTGTGGATGTCGAACCGATCACCCTGCATCGTGCGATCCCATCGAACATTGGGATGGTGACAATGTTGGTGGATGGACTGAGGGGCGTCGTTACCTTTGGCAATGTAGCGAGTGCGGAACTCAAATTGTTGTCAACATGAAAGTGGTGGAAGAAGAATGAACTGTGCAATCTGTGGATGCAAGATATTTCCAAACGAAGAAGAAACATTTGATACCGCACATGGCATTGTTGATGTTTTGTGCATGCGTTCGTTAGAGCTACTCGGGAGAGTATGGGAATGAGCGATTACGCAAAGCCTTGTGAAAAGTGTGGATCGTATTACCCTGGTGATTGTGCAACATCTGGATGCAAAGACCTAGACAACTGTCCATGCGACGGGTGTGACGTTGTAAGATATTGGCGAGATCATCCTGAAGAGGATTAGATCCAAAGCCAAGCCATCAGAACATAGTCTGCAACAGTCGCTCCAGCAACCGTAACCAATGTAGCAATTGAAAGAAAGACGTTGAACTTCATCAGAGATTCCAATGATGTTTCTTTTGCTTCTTTCTTCTCAGCTCTAGCCATAAGCCATTCAGCGAACTTTGTAGTTGGGGTTTTCTTTTCTTCAATTGGGTTTTCTTTTTCCATGATATCACCTAGAGGCATAATACATTGCCGTTGTCGGCATGTTTGATTGGTGGCCATTGATCTCGAACTGCTCCAGAAACTAAGCCCTGGTTAAGTCCCATCAATATCCATTCTGGGAATCGACCACCTTGAGGTTCATCGAACGGGGTCATTGTGCGAGCATCTGCAATAACTGAACGGACTTGTGCAGCTGTTTGCATTCGTTCTTCATCGAGTGTGTTGACTTCGAGGAAGAAACCACCTGCTCCAAGTGGGCTAACCATATGTTCAGAAACGATTCCGCCATATCTCCACATAGGAAATGTGTTACCTCGAAGGTCGGCTTTGCTGATCATGTGACCATTTGACATCAATAAAGCACACATTGCATCGTGAGATTCGGCCAAAACACCCATAGAATGGGTCAAAACAGCCACATTTTTGTTCTGCATTGTAAACATAAACGACCATGCAAAGTTTGTAAACACAAAATTAGGCTGTCCCATAAGATGAACGTTGATGTATATGTGATCAGTATAGAACGACATCATTTGATTTGCCGCTATCTGTTTGCTTGGAAATTGATTAATTACACTTGCAGACAAATCTCCAACATTACCATTTGCCTTAAACAGAATTGAATCATCGCCCGCAGATGGGTATCGATTTCGAAATCCAACCGCAGTTTGAGCGAATGGCATATCGGTCGGAACTACGGGATAAGGTGAAACTGCTATCTCAATTCTGACATCTTGACCATCTGGAACAAAGAAAGCATCTTCGAATAGATCGGTCTGCAATAAATTGTGAACCATTCCTTCACGGAGATTGATTCGCTTCTGCAAGAAAGCATTACCATCTGAATCCAAAGTGACTGAGTCGAGCTCGATAGTTTCCTTGATTATTGTAATAGGCATTACTTCTTCCCTCCAGCTAGTCTATGCGCTTCCTTAACACAACGCTTGAAACCGTCTTTTTTCCATTGACCGTTTTTTAGTTTGTACTTAGGAGCAATCTTCTTGAAAGCCTTACCATATGCTCGTTGACGTGCTGTCTTACGCTTCTTAGGCTTGGGTGTTTCCTCTACAGCCACGGTTTCGACTACTTCTTGCACATCACGGACATTACCCCCTGTTGGCATGATAGTCTCTCCACCGCGTATGTATATCTGTGAAGTTGGATCAGAGTTTAGTCTGAAGTATTCATGAGCAGGTATTGCGATCATGTCGAAAGGTACGACTATGACTTCATCAGCCAATCGATTGAATGGGTCTAGCATAATCAAACCTGCAGCTCCGAGTCGTGCAGCTCTGTTGATTGCTCCTACTTTACCCTTCAACCCTGGTACATCAGGAACATCCATGAGACGTTCCAATGCTTCCTCTTTTGTTCGTTTAGGCATCTAAAAACCTCCTCAGAGGTCTTGAGCCTGTGTGAGCATTTGAGTTAAATCCTTGGAAGTAATCTTCTTTGGTTCTGCGATAA